TTATGTAACAATACGAATCAAAAAAGATTCTCCGATGATTTTTGGTCTGAATACTGTAAATAAAGATCAGACAATTTATGTGACCGAAGGTCCAATAGATAGTTTGTTCTTGCCGAATTCAGTCGCGGTTGGTAACTCTAATCTAAAGTCTGTTGGTGAACATCTCTCAAAAGATAATCTTGTTTTAGTATATGACAATGAGCCTAGAAATAAAGAGATTGTAAGAGAGATGGAATCATCAATCAAGCAAGGCTTTAGCATTTGCATTTGGCCTGAAACAATTGTGGCAAAAGATATTAATGAAATGATTCAACATGAGAATTTAAGCACAGATGAAATTTTGACTACTATAAATAAAAATACTTTTTCTGGCCCTACAGCGATTATGAATCTCCTCTTATGGAGGAGATGTTAGGAGATTTCATGAGCGATGACCTTACCAAAGAAAAGCACTCACGTAGACTTCAGCAAGAAGAAAACGCAATTAAAAAACAGGTAAAGATTGCAAAGCAGTACGGTGTAGATAAAAAATATACGGAACAGCCTCATAGATTTGCGAAACACCATGTTTTAAACTGCGGCAATCCTAAATGCGTAATGTGTGCTAATCCTAGGCACACATTTGGTGAAAAAACAATTCAAGAAAAACGATTCGAACAAACCGAGAAATGGAGAGAAGAGTGAATGTAAAACTAATTAGTTATTCAAAACCGTCGGACGAATTATTAAAGGAGGGTCTGTATGATGTTCAAGAACTTGTCGCATATTGCGCCCGTGTCTCCAATCCAGCAAACCAATTCAACACACAAACATCAGAAAAACTTATTCGATATCTCACAAAGCACAAACACTGGTCCCCCCTCGAAATGGTCTCCGCCTGTCTCGAAATCGAAACCACCCGAGATATTGCTAGACAGATTTTGCGCCATAGAAGTTTTAGCTTTCAGGAATTTAGCCAGAGATACGCCGACCCCACCAAAGAATTGGCTTTCGTATTACGAGAAGCAAGATATCAAGATACCAAAAATAGACAAAATAGTGTAGAATTTAATTTACAAGACGATGTTGACCGTCAACTTGCATATCAATGGCAAATGATGCAACAGCGAGTTATCACTGAGGCGAGAAATGCTTATGATTGGGCGATGAGCAAAGGTATTGCAAAAGAGGTAGCGCGAGCGGTGTTACCAGAAGGAAATACAATTTCAAAATTATATGTAAATGGAACATTAAGGTCGTGGGTTCACTATATAGAACTCAGGTCTGGAAATGGTACACAAAAAGAACACATTGATATTGCAAAAGAGTGTGCAAAGGTGATATCATTTTGTTTCCCACTAGCACAAGAATTTGCATCGGAATAACTATGAACACAGTACATGGAATAGAGGTAGACTACTCTAGGGATTCTCTTTTTGATGAATTAGGACTTCGTAGGTTAAAAGAATCCTATATGAAAGAAGAAGAAAATTCACCACAAGAAAGGTTTGCGTATGTCTCAAAAGCATTCTCTTCCTCGCCGGAACATGCTCAAAGGTTATATGAATACAGCAGTAACCATTGGCTCAGCTATTCTACTCCCATTTTGTCTTTTGGGCGTAGTAGTCGTGGCTTGCCTATTTCATGTTTTCTACCCTACCTACACGATAGTGCAGAAGGTTTGGTGGACTGTCTTTCAGAGGTAAATTGGCTTTCAATGTTAGGAGGTGGAATTGGAATCGGTCTTGGCATTCGTTCTGCTGATGATAAGTCTGTTGGCATTATGCCTCACCTGCGCACTTACGATGCCTCCTCGCTGGCTTATCGTCAAGGTCGCACCCGCCGTGGCTCTTATGCCGCTTATCTTGACATTTCCCATCCTGATATATCTCTCTTTTTAGATATGCGAAAGCCAACAGGCGATCCGAACATGAGAGCACTTAATCTTCATCACGGAATTAATATCACCGATGACTTCATGAAGATTATCGAAAACTCTATGTTGGATCCAAATGCAAGCGATGATTGGCATTTACGTGATCCTCACAACGGCGAAATTCGTGATACTGTCTCCGCTAGAGAACTTTGGCAAAAGATTATTGAAACACGAATGCTTACTGGCGAACCGTACATTCATTTCATTGATACTAGCAATAAGAACATGCCCGAGTTTCAAAAGCAGAAAGGCCTAAGCATTAAGCAGAGTAATCTTTGCAGCGAAATTATTCTTCCCACAGACAAAGATAGAACCGCAGTGTGTTGTCTATCCTCAGTTAACTTGGAGTATTATGATGCTTGGAAAGATCACCCAACCTTTTTTCGGGACATTGCAGAGATGCTTGATAACGTTCTACAGTATTTCATTGATAATGCTCCTGATAGCATATCAAGAGCAAAATATTCTGCTAGCATGGAACGGTCTATTGGTGTTGGTGCACTCGGTTTTCATGCATATCTACAAAAGAAAAACCTTCCATGGGAATCAGCCATGGCAGTAGGAAGAAATCTATCCATTTTTAAAACTATTAAGGAAAAACTACATGACGCAAATTTGCAATTGGGTAAAGAGCGAGGCGAAGCCCCCGATTGCGCTGGCACTGGGCGTCGCTTTGCCCATGTTATGGCTATCGCTCCAAATGCCTCAAGCAGTATTCTCATGGGAAATACTAGCCCCAGCATTGAACCTTATCGGGCAAATGCATATAGGCAAGATACTCTAAGTGGAGCATTCTTAAATAAAAACAGATATCTCGACGAGATCATCAAAAAAGAATCTCAATCACATTCTGATGGATGGTACGATGAAGTCTGGAGCAGCATCATTGCAAATGATGGCTCAGTGCAACACCTAGATTGGATGGATGATTGGACAAAAGATGTGTTCAAAACATCTATGGAAATTGATCAGAGATGGATAGTTCAACATGCCTCAGATAGACAACAATACATCGATCAAGCACAATCATTAAATCTATTTTTCAGGCCTGATGCGAACATTAAATACTTGCATGCAGTTCATTTTCAAGCTTGGAAGAGTGGACTTAAAACATTGTACTACTGTCGAAGTGAGAAACTAGCCAAAGCAGATAAAGTGGCAAAGAAAATTGAGCGGCAGGCAATTCAAGAGATCGATCTAAAAGCATTGGCGCAAGGTGAAGAATGTCTAGCGTGTGAGGGGTAATAAATGGCACAACTAATAGCAAACTTGCCACCACTACATTGCTTCATTAGAAAAGAATTTCTGTACGATTTTGAAAAAGGTTTTGGCGAGTATGAACCTTGCATTTGGGTTTCAATAAAATCTATTCGAGGCCAAGCATTTCGTATTGAATCATATCTACCTAACTATGGCGCATTGTATGATAAGCTTCCGTTGCATGCATATGTTTCTAGAGATGAGAATTTAATTCAAGATGACTTTCTTCCTCTAGACACTCTTCAGATTTGGGATTGCTTTAGTCATGATATAACAGTAGTCAAGAAATCTTTTCTTGCGAACTTGACTGCTAAGTTTTATGGTAAAGACAAGAATTGGTACAGTGGAGAATATCTATTTACCGTCGATAATTATTCCGCAGATTCAAATGTTATTGACACTACATATTCTGAGTGGCCTGAAGATCATAAGTCATTCAATTTCATTATGTTAGACAATGGACAGTTCGCTGCGCAACCTAACAATAGAACAATCTTTTTAGATGCAGCATCGAATCCAGAACCTTTGAAATTTCCAGATTTCAAAGTCTGCACAAAGATTTATAGGGTAGAAACAAATTCTAAATGGCATCTAGGTGCTACAAATAATTTCAATTACAGTTAAGGAAATCAATATGAAAAAACTTATTTTTGCTTTGCTTCTAATTCCAGCTATAGTCTGGGCGCAAAAAACACCACAAGGTGTGATTTATGACGCTCAGATTATTCGAGTCAATGATGGCGATACCGTTGTCATTTCTGCTCCTTTTCTACCTGCGCCTCTTAAACCAGAATTGGCAGTTAGAGTCTTCGGCGTCGATACTCCAGAAAAGAATCACCTCGCCAAATGCGAATCAGAAAAACAACGTGGATTGGCAGCCACAGAGTTCACCAAGAAGGCTATCAATCAAAGTCAGCAGAGACAGGTCGTACTTTACGGATGGGATAAATTCGGTGGTCGTGTATTGGGTGATATCTTACTGAATGGTCAAAGTCTCCGTGCCTTACTGATTCAGAACGGCTTTGCCAGAGAATATTTCGGTGACGCTAAACAAAGTTGGTGTTAAGAGGCTTTTATGTTAGAATTCATTATGACTATCATTATTATGTTGATGACAAACAGAATACTTGCATCACGTGATGAGGAAGTTGAAGAAGTGGAACAGAAGCCAGAAAGTGTTAAAATTTTTCTTGAAGAAATAAAAGGTTTATACTATGCGTGGCACACTGAACCAAAAGAAGAATTCATTGTACAGTCGAAAACACTTGATGGTTTACTACAAGAACTAAATAAAATCTTTCTTAAAAAAAGAATAGAAATAGTTACATCAGAGGAAATTAAATGTCAGCTAAGAAAACTCAATACAAATTAACAGATGAAAGAAATTATTTTAAGCCATTCACATATCCATGGGCCTATGAAGCTTGGCTTAAACACGAACAGAGCCATTGGCTACATACCGAAGTGCCAATGATTGAAGACGTTAAAGATTGGAAAAACAAACTTACTCAAAATGAAAAAGAATTTCTTATCAATATTTTTAGATTTTTTACGCAGGGAGATATTGATGTTGCTGGCGGTTACGTCCGTAATTACTTACCTCATTTTCCTCAGCCTGAAATTCGTATGATGTTGTCTGGCTTTGCAGCCAGAGAAGCATTGCATATTGCCGCGTACAGTCATCTGATTGAGACACTGGGTTTACCTGAGACAACATATAATCAGTTTCTTGAATATCAAGAAATGCGAGACAAACATGATTATATTATGAATGGATCTAATGGGCTTGTAAACACTGCATCTGTTGCGAAGAATATAGCGTTATTCTCTGCATTTACTGAGGGCATGCAATTGTTTAGTTCATTTATTATGTTGTTAAACTTTCCGCGACACGGAAAGATGAAGGGTATGGGACAAATCGTTACATGGTCGATTGTTGATGAAACAATGCACGCCGAGTCAATGATTAAATTGTTTAGAACTTACATAGAGGAAAATCGTGAAATTTGGAATGATGATCTCAAGTCTCAAATCTACACTGTTGCAACAAGAATGGTTGAACTCGAAGATCGTTTTATTGATTTATCATTCGGCATGGGCGATATGCATAATTTATCTGCTGATGACGTTAAGCGTTACATTCGTTATATTACTGATCGCCGTCTTATTAGTCTTGGTCTCAAGGGTATAATGAAAGTAAAGAAGAATCCTTTGCCTTGGGTTGAGGAAATGATTAATGCTCCAACACACACTAACTTCTTTGAAAATCGAGCCACCGACTATGCAAAAGGTGCATTGAGTGGGAGGTGGGAAGATGTTTGGGGGAAAGCAGCATGAGAAACTGGAAAAGAATGGAGGGGAGATGAAAGCGAGTGAAAGTATGATTGAAAAAATTCAAGATTATGGTATGTACATAAGGGATCCCAATATGGATTCCTTTACTCAATATTCAGCAAAGCAAGAATTGTACAAAATTTTATGGGAAACTGAGAAACAACTCAATTCTTGCCCAAAATTTCTCGGTGAAGATGATTGGATCGTCAGTAAACGAGGATAAATAAGTACGTATGTCGTAGAAAAAGGAATAAACATGGCAAAAAAGCTAGCATTTGTGCTGCTTTTTGTTATGTCTTCGTTAGCTCTTGCACAAACTGATGTGATAGTCACGGATTCTAAAAGCACTAGCACAGTAACAACAAATTCCAATAGCGTAAATGACACGACGGTGAGATCGCCTCCTGCTTCGGCAATCTCTCCGTCTTTTAATGTTTTGAATAATGACTTATGCACTGTAGGAGTGGGTGGGGCAGTACAAACTCAAATCCTAGGTATCTCTGGCGGTACAATGGTTCGTGATTTGAATTGCGAAAGATTGAAACTCGCAAAGAATCTATATGATATGGGTATGAAAGTGGCCGCCGTGGCTACTTTATGTCAAGATGATCGAGTTTTTGATGCCATGATGAACGCTGGAACCCCATGCCCAGTCGATGGTAGAATAGGTGAGGATGCTAAGAGAATTTGGGATTCATCTCCAGATCGTAAACCTAAACCTATAAGCGAGAATTCGAATGCAAGTTTCTGGCAAAAAGTTTCTGCTGGGCTTGGCGTCTTGGCTGTTCTTCTCCTTCTTCTGTAACGCTCAGGATATACAAACATCCTCAAACATAATCAACCAAACAGGTTGGTCT